AAAGCCTTAATTTCTTTTGGGGTGAATAACACTTTACCCGACAGATCGTGATAGTATGCGTCGTCATACCAAACACTCTTGGGTGTCTTCATGCCTGCAATGTTTACACCAATGGATGCAGACATATCAGGAAGGGTGTCGCCTGTATATGTAGTATGCCATACGACACCTATTTTTGCCGACGTGATCCGCTTTGCTAAATCAGAATTTGAAGGAATGGCGTAGACGATTGTGTTAGGTTGAAAAGTAACGTAATCAATTCCATCAATCGTTTCGTCAGAAAGGTCACTCTTGGTGAACATCATGTCACCCTGAATGACTCCATTGATTCCGAGCTTTTGCAATTCTTTGAGTGCAATCTTTAACTTATCAGCAAGACCACCAGAATAACCATACTTCTTTAGATCAGCATTAGACTTGACTAGCTTGGCATTCTTGGCAAACACCCCTTTGGTTCCAACAAAAAACTTTCCATCTTCAGGATCAGTTCCAGCAAAAACAGCGGGGGCTCCATCCCACTTCACATGCAGATCAACCTTCTTCGTCGATTTGCCAGAAAGCATGTCGCGAATGGAGCGAAGGAAGTTGATACCAGAGCGCATACCATCAATACCATAAAGAAAAACAAGATCTTCAAGGTGTTCAAGGTGAAGATTTTTGGTCGCATCTTCTGTTAGGTATTGTGTAAAAGTCTTCAAGTCTAAACCTCTGTCGGTGGATCATAAACCATATGCCCAACTTCAAACATCATTTTAAGTTCTAGTTTACCTTTTTTGTGACGAAACTTTGTTCTAATATGCCAGAACCTTTGCTTCGTTTCAATGTCACGAACTTCAATCGTGTTATCAGTATAGTTCAACTCAAGCTGAATATCCTTATTGGATTCGAGCTTTTTTACATTTTCCACAGTTATTTCATCTATTTTTGATGAGGAGAGGTTTATAATGTCAGCAGCATCAGAACCAAAAGCAGCAATTTTCAAGAGATTAAAACAACGAGATCTTAATTGCTTTTTGTTGCTTGATGCCATTTTATTCTTGAGGATTGCAAAAACTTGTTTCATTGCCTCCACTTTTTCTACTTTGTGTGCAGGACTTTTTGCCGTAGATGTTGCAATCCGTTTTAAATCGTCAGGGACATCTTTACTTGAAAAAGGAACCCCAAAGTAACTAGCGAATGTGTCCATACTATTATATGGCGCAAGATTAGCTAGTGTTGTTGATCCAGATTTTAGAGAGAAATTAATTTCACCAAGATTTAGTCTCTTTTTCTTTTTTCCAATCGTAGCTGTAATCTTTAACGCGACATCACCTTTAATTATACCACCAGAACTTTCTCCCGCAATGCCATCAGCTAATACAAAAAGATCAACCTCATCTTCCGTATTATTTTTGAGAAGATCATTTACAAACTTGTCGATTTTTTTCTGTGCAGAAGTATTCTTAATGAATTTGATGAGGGATTTAGTTTTTCTATCAAGATTTCCGATGTCTGACAAATTAGTGAAAAGTGCTTGTGCGTCTTTTCCAAAAGCACCCGTAACAGAACTCGGCTTCAATCTAATATCCAACTTTACATTAAATACATCCCTTGGTTTGCCGGGAATCTCATCATATACAGGATCAAACACAAAACTAACCACGCCATCATTGAATAGATCTGGCTCAATCAAAGAACGATACTTTCTAATTTCTCGCTCATTGTACTCACCGTCTCTCAGATAAGTGGCGACAGCAATGGCAAAGATGCCTTCCATCACATCGCCTTCATTAATTTTTTCAACCAAAAAGTGCTTAAATGATTGCATTGATATGCTCCGTAAAAATATTTATCAATGATATTTATAATCCATATAAGCTCAATGATCAAAGGCAACACCAAATAAAGACCCAGAATCCAAATAATATAATCCAGACTCTGGGTCTTAAATTTAGATGTGTTGTTTATCTAGGCAGTGGGATCGTTGGATGCTTTACCAACGTTAGCGCCCAGAACATTAATAACCCTGAGAATGAATCCAACGATTTTGTCGTCAGACTCATTTGGAGTAAGTGTTGCAACAAGAGCAGCAACACCAACCACCTGAGTTACAATCTCAACGATTGCACTTACATTTCCTGTTAAAAATTCCATTTGGTTCTCCTTTGTTTATGTTCTCATGAACATTATGCGATATATTTAGTCCACAATCAAATCTGAAAATGAACTTTTACTAATGCCAGAACTGACCGTTGAGGATAATCCACTATCCTGCATAATCTCACCCTGAGCATCATCTTCACAATCAAACAATCGCATTTTATTACGATCAACACCAATCACAAACCTGCGTTTGGCAGTCATATCAGAATAACGATTTTTTAATTGCTTAATCATAATCTGGTTCATCTCATCCAATTCATCTGTACGAATCAACGCCAGAAAAAGATCAGCCGTCGCAGGAAGTCCGAAACTCTCTGCCACGTCTTCCATTGAAACATCACTACTAGATGATCCAGAACGATTAATCTGAGTCGCAGTAACAATGGGAACAGCGAGTTCAACAGCCAATCCACGAAGTTCTTCTGCGATACTTTTAATTTTTTCATAACTGTTTACGTTTGCTCCCCTGTAAACCATCGACTGACAAAGATTGATATAGTCAATAAAAATAAGATCAGGAACAAACTTCTTTTTCATAGTAAGCTCTTTCACCAAATGTCTGAAGTGTCCTGCTCCAGCTTGAACTGTTGGATATTCTTTCACAATAAGTTTACCCGTAGTCTTTTGTCGCAAATCACCAATCTTTTTGTCATACATTTGCTTGGCAAGACTCTTTAAGTCTGACATCGAAACATTCATCAGATTCGCATCTATTCTTTCAGAGATTTTTTCCTCTGCCATTTCAAGAGTAATATACAAAACATTGTATCCACTAGACATTGCACTTGCAGCCATATGACACATTGCCAAAGTTTTACCAGCACCCGGAGATGCCATCAAAACATTTAACGTTTTTTTAGTCAACCCCCCTTCTGTAATCTCATTGAGAAGAGAAATGTCAAAAGGAATATGTTCTTCCTTTCTCCTATAATATGCAAATCGTTCATCAGAATCCTCAATATAATCATGTCCAATATGAGAATCAAACGAAACAGAAAGAGCCTCTGTCAAAAGAGTTGGAATAGCACCCTTATCTTTTTTCGTATTTCCATCAAGAATCTGAATAGACTCCATGATTGAATTGTAAATTGCCTTGTCTTGACAAAACTTTTCTGTTGCATCCATCAACCACTTTTCGTCATGATCTGAGTTGTTCTGATCAAGCTCATCTAAAAGAGATATAACAGAATCATATTCTTTCCCGACATTAGACTTTTCAGTAATCTCAATCGACAAAGCATCCTTTGATGGATTGGTGTTGTACTTATTTATATATTCGATGATCGAATTAAAAACAATACGCTCAACATTGTCATGAAAGTATTCTTCTTTAAGGAACGGAACTGTCGATTTTATAAAAGACTCGTCTTTCAAAAGACTCGTCAATATCACCTTCTCCGTTCGTGTTGTCATAATCAATCCTCACTTCCTCGGCGATGTTGTCTTGAACCATGTCTACCAGAATAGAAACCAAAAGCTGATCAAATGTATTCTTCATTTCATCAGGGAAACTCATGTTTTTTAAATCAGGTGGCATGTGAATAATGTCAAAGTCATACTTCATTGCTGGTTGTTCGTCCTCCGATTTCGGAGCCACCAACTTAAATTCACCATACTTATAAATCAACCCCTCAAAAGGTCCATCTATAATTTTAACATTTCCGTCAGAATTAGGAATGACATTATAATAACTTTTGATGTCTACTTCATTTGCTTCATTTAGAATCGACATTAGACTTCTCCCACATCACCACTCTCCTCCACACCTTCCGACATTATAGCCTGTGTGGTTCCATATTTAAACTCGACCCCACATGCCTTATCAATCTTATCTAAAATATCTTTTGTAAAAATCTTTTCTGCGTTTTTTATAATGTGACTTGCATAGTGTTTGTTTCCATCCGGCAACTCAATCTTATTAGAAACCTTCTTGAAAATTTCATGAGCCACAGCAAGTTCAATCAAACCATAATATCGGTCAAGACCAGTATCGTAACGAAGAAGAACATCAACCATCTTGTTTTCCACCGTCAAACGAGACTTATAGTTTCTGCAATGAATAACATTACCAACAACATCTGTCCCAACCTTTTCCTTTCGCTTTGAAAGAAATATAATATTATCAGCAGAATACTTCAAGCCACTACCACCAGCAAGTTCCTTTGTTGGATACAGACTCCCGATGCTGTCGTATGTGTGATTGGTGACAACCATCGGAATCCCCAACTTACCCAACTGAATCGTCAATACACGAAACGCACCCTTGATCATAGGAGCGCGAGTCATGTCCCTCTTCTCAGAACCAGATTCCACATCGGCAACTTCCTTGCTTGTTGACAACTGACCCAGACTATCCAAACAAAATAGAAGAGGATGACGACTACTTTCAGGCGTCTCCTGAACTCTCTTGAGAATAGTCATTGCCTGTGTACGAAACTCTTCAACAGTAGACACCGGAAGCATTGTTACACGCTCGCTATCAATACCACGCTCATCAAACATATCATGTGTAATAGCAGACTCACTCTCAAAGAAAATAACTCCACCATCTTTGTGATCGTTAAGGAATTGGCGAATCATTCCCATCAGAAAGAATGTCTTACCTGTTGCAGACTCACCAGCAAGGGCAGTAATCTTATTCCCCGGAAGACCTTTATAAATCGAACCCGAAATAAGACCATTCAAAATATAAGAACCTGTATCAGTATATGACGTTACATCTGCATACTGATCAACAAACGAATTCACCTTACTCAAATCACCAAGAAAATCAAATGTTCCACTCATAATTTACCTTCTCCATATCCACCTTGTTCATTTTCAAAGTGTTCAATAAGATCCTCATAACCACCAATCAAAACAGAGTCCCTAAAAATTTTAGGGACGGTTAACTTTGCATTATGCTGTTCGGTTATATGTTGAAATTCTTCTTTAGAAAGATCCTCTGGGATATTTCTCTCATTGTATGAGAGATTCCTCTTTTTAAATTCCTTCTTTGCCAGAACACACCACTTGCAATTATCTTTCGTAATGATTGTATACATGACTACTTCAAGTCCTTAATTGCATCGCAGATTCCATACTTCTTTGCTTCCAATGCGCTCAACCAAACATCATGAGCAGGAAGCAACACCTTACGGATATTCTTTTCGCTCATTCCTGTACACTTCTTATAATGATCAAGAATCATCTTTGCAGTTAGATCAAACGCTCTTACCGCAGTAACAAGTTCATGCTCTTTGCCCCACTTACCCCAAGAATACTGATGAGACAAGATTGAAGTGTTTGGAGTAAGAGTTCGATAACCCTTCTCTCCAGACATAAAGATCATCAAAGCTGCACTAGATACTTCACCTAAACCAATTGTATGAATAGGAATACCAGAACCTCGCATAGTATCAATAAGCGCGAATGCATCTGTTACGCTACCCCCACCAGAATTCAAAATTAAAGTTAAATGTTCTGGTTGGTTTGGTGAAAGATTGTTTCTAAAAATCCAATCAATTACTGGTCGAACGGAATCATTCTTAATATCGTCCATGAGCATAAAGATGCCAGCCTTTTCCAAACCGTCACCCTCAGTACCAAACAAAGCACCAAGAACTTCGTTCGCAGAGTTTTGAGCTTCTAAAGCATTATCAAACGATTCAGACTCAATTTCATCATTAATATTTTCATTATTTGTC